TCATCGCAAACCCTGCGATATTTAAGAAGCTGACATCCGGGGAGCGTGTGAGCGTGGAAATGAAGGGAAAAGATCCGTTCGAGTTCAACAACTATTCCAAGCTCATATTCAGTGCGAACGACATCCCGCGTATCAAGGACAAGACAGGAGCGGTGCTTGACAGACTTGTGATCATCCCATTCCGCGCCAAGTTCAATGTCGGAAAGAAGGGTTTTAAGCAGAATATCCGTCAGGATCTTGTGGGGAAACAGTCAGCGATGGAGTATCTGATCCAGATCGGACTTGACGGACTTTTCAGAATACTTGATGAGCAGAAGTTCACTCAGCCGGAAGTCGTTACGAGAGCTCTGGAAGAATACCACGAGCGCAATAACCCGATCATTGGCTTCGTGAAGATGCTTCAGGACGATGGGCTGAAGATCGAGAACGAATCAACGTCAGGGCTTTATGGAAGATATCAAGGTTATTGTTTGGCCAATAACTTCCAAGCAATAAGTCACATCGAGTTCTCGAGAAGCATATGCCGTGAATATGGGTTCACGATACAGAGCGTATGGAACCCGAATGAAAAGAAAAAACAGAGGATATTTATCAGGGAGGTGCATGATGAGTAACGCAGAGAAAAAAGCGAATGCTATGGAAGAAATGGCCATGATAAATGATTACATCATGGCGGCCAAAAAGACCAAGTATTTAATAGAAGAAAATCCCGGCCACACGCTTGATGAGATCATCGAGGGGATGTATGGCAGAGGTGCGGAACTGTTGAAGGTGGTGGTCTCTTGTGACTAAGCGCAGGATAATAGCGGTGGGATTGGTATTATGTTTAGTCATGGCAGCGGTTACACCAAGCGTGGCAAAGCGTAAAAAAGTCAAAGAGTATATAGGCAAGTGGTATGTGAGCACTTATAAACCACACGACAGTTCCCAGAACGGACATAGGACAAGCTCAGGGCATAGAGCAAAGTCAGGCAGGACAGTCGCAGTCGATCACAGGAACCCGAAAGCCAAGATGCTCACATGGGTGCACATCCAAGGGTTTGGCAAATTACGCGTTGAAGATGTCGGAGGGTTTGGACGCTATAACGGAGGGCGCAGAGCGTTTGATGTGTTCAGAGAAAATCACGAGCAAGGCGGTTTATGGCTAAAGAAGTGTTGGATATATCGGCTAGAGACAAAGAAGGAATACAAAGCAAGGTTAAAACGTGAGGAGCGAGAACGTGAGCAGGCACGTAAGCGTAGGCAAGAAGGAACCTTCACTCTCGTATATGACAAGACTCTCCTGCCACATCAGGTCGTTACCGATCCGAACTTCATCAAAGGCGGGTGTATAAGTTTCGGTGGAGGTTGGTTCGAGGTGATTAAGACCAAGCGAGGTCTCGGGAACAAGATCAGGTGCGGTCTAACTCTGGCAGAGCAATTTGAGATAAAGGTTAAGTTGGATATGGTCGAGGAAGGAGCGGTAGGATGAGAGAAATAAACAGAATGATTCATATATTGTTGAATATGGCAGAGTACGCAGACACAGAAGATGCCGAGAAGATAAATGATTTTTTCATGCATAGCGCAGGGTTAGGATGTTTGGCGTTTTCGAGGGGGATCAGACAGGATGTGGTTAAACTTGTTGAGTTTATAAATGATTATTATAGTCTCAAGGAGCGGAACAAGTATCTTGAAAGTAACCTACACGACTACGAGGAGTTTTTCCAGAATGTACTTGGGTGCGATACGATCGACTATGATTTCTTTACCGAGGATGAAAAAGCGAAAATAAGCGAATTGGTAAAAGAGATACGGAAGGAGGCGTTGGGCGATGAAACTAGTGATTGATATTCCAAAAGAAGGATATAAAAGAATTATGGACGGAAAGTGGGAAGGTAATGACTTGACAAATTATATTAAGGATGGCACACCACTTCCAAAAAGAATGTTGTCAGTAGATTTAATTATAGAAACCCTTTGTCCTAAAGATGAAGATTATGATTATCCTTGTATAGCACCGAGTTACCTTGAAGAAGAATTGGAAAGATTGTTATTGGACAATGCACCAACAATCATAGAAGCAGATAAGGCAGAAAGTGAGGATAAGATATGAAAAAAGTATTCATAAGTCAACCCATGAACGGTTTGTCTGATTTACAGATAGATATGGATAGAGCAAGGGTTATTGAAGGTCTATATAACGAAGGATATAAACCCGATGAAATAACAGTTATTGATACATTCATTGAAGAAAATGCTCCTGATAATGTAAACAGCGGATTGTGGTATCTTGGAAAATCTCTTGAATTACTGTCAGATGCAGACATAGCAGTATTTGCTAAAGGTTGGAAAAACGCAAGAGGATGTCAGATAGAGTTCAAATGTGCAAAAGAATACGGAATATCTTATATTTGCGAGGATTGAGCCATAGGAAAGCAGAGGTAAGGAATGACACGAGAAGAAGCAATAAAAGAATTTGTAGGATATCAAACATATGATATTCAGCCGAGTGTAGAGGCAACGAAAATGGCAATCAAAGCATTAGAGCAGGAGCCTTGTGAAGATTGCATCAGCAGACAGGCGGTACTTGATATATTAAAAGACAAGTGGAATATGTTTTCAGATGCCAATGACGCTATGCAAGAGAGCATTGATACAATTGAAACCATCCCATCCGTCAATCCGCAAGAGCCAGAGGCAGGACAATGGATTCCTGTTAGCGAGAGGTTGCCGAAAACAGATAATGAAATCAGCATAAACAAGTACAATGTTTTGTTATGGATTAAAAACAAGTCACATCCCGAAAGAGAACCAAATATATACTTAGGAAAATTAAGACATATTGACGGCGATGATGGAAGTGGAAATTTTTGGGGAGTGGAAATAAAACCTTGTGATTGGACTATATGGGGATGGAGTTACTTTGACGAACCAGAAGTAATAGCATGGCAACCTTTACCACAACCATATAAGGAGGACAAAGAATAATAATCACAGAGATTAAGGGCGCACGTTTTATGATAATAAAAATCAATGCGTTTGGAAAGCCATGTCGATACACTCCGGCGTGCGCCCTTAATTATATAAAGGAGGTATGATCAATGTCATCAGCAGACAGAAAAATAAGACGTACTATGATGAAGAATGAGCTCGAGCGTAAAGGTTGGAAAACGAGAGCACTCCATCACTTTTACGGAGATATCATTAAGGGCAAGGACACAACCAGATACACATCAACCGGGAGGAAAAAGCGTGGATGAGAACAGATTAAAAGCGGATCAGATAAAACTTGGACTTGAAGAATTAAAAGCACTCATCCGGGTGTTAAAACATAACGGATGCCCTGAGTCCAAGATCGTCGCTACTCTTATGGAGAATATTACGGAGACCAGCATCATCACTGAGCTTAAAGAGCAGATGTGCGACCAGTATTGTAAATACACCGGGGACAATAACCTGAACCAGAGACAGCTCGCGGATCCGTGTGAATGCTGTCCGCTAAATAAGATATGAAGGGAGATGATAATTCATGAATAACCGATATGAACGCTATCGAAAATACAGTCTTGATGATGCACTCCCAGCGTATGGATCCAATCTTGACTGGCCACGTATCTATGAACTATTTGAACCCTACGACATTATACGCTTCAAGGATGAGGTGCGAGGGAAATACTACATCGTGGATCTGTCAAACAGGGAGGCTGTCACTGATAAAGGAGATAACTGGAGAGAGTGTGCAATAGGTAATCTGATCATCAGATGCCCGCACAAGATACAAGGTAAAAATCTGATGAAGTGGGAGGATATTCCGTTATGAGAACAGTATCAAATCTTAAAAATTGGAACTGGGATGTGAATCCGCATTATAAAATTGACAGAGCAGAAGGAGAGGAGATTTTGACATCTTTCCAGAAGCTGCAACCGGCAAAACTTAAAAATGGCGCTTGCCCGAACTGTGGAAATGCCCTAAATAAGCCATCTAACTACTGTTCGGAGTGTGGTCAATGCTTAGTGAAATGTATTTAATAAGAAGTCTGCAAGATCTCAAAATAGATCTTGCCGTTGAGTTTTTGCCTATATTTCGGGCGTTGCGGGAGTTTGTGGAAAGATTGGACACATTTTTTGAACTTCTTAGTAATTTTTGAAAAAAGTTGTAATTAAGTTCATGTTTTTACATATAAATAAAAAATATATATAAAATGTCTCCAATCTTTCCACAGATTAAAATTAACATTAAGGGAGGGAATATTTCCAATGCGTAATTATACGATCAGATATCTGTCTCAGGTCAAAGGCTTGAATGAGAAAATAAATACTCTGATGCAGGAGCGGGATGATTATCGTCTCATGAGTACATCAACAGGCTCATTCGATTATTCAGCCGAGAGGGTGCAGACATCCAATCCGCTGGAAGCCAGATTCACGATCACGATGGAGAAGTATTTTGAGCTGGAGCAAAAGATAAACACCAAGATTGATGAGTACGTGGAGCTGAAGCGTAAGATCTGGGATGAGATCCGGGAGTTGAAAGATGGGAACCATATCAAGATACTCACGCACGTATTTATCTATGATAAGCCGGTTGAGGAAATAATGATGCACAAAAAATGGAGATATAAGCGCAGGCAGACGTATAACATTTACAATCAGGCGCTCGATGACTTTTTTGATACTGTTTTAAGTCCGAGAGCTGCCGAAAATAATGGGTTTGATAAAGTTTGAAAAATGTTAATTTTGCACTTGACTACACATACAAAAGTGTGTTATGATATAGTCAGCAGAAGTATGAAAAGAGACATCCGCACGTGAGGTGTCTCTTTTTTATTTACCGGGAGGAGGTGGTTTGCGTGACAGCAAAACAGAAAAGATTCTGCGATGAATACTTAATCGATACGAACGCGACGCAGGCCGCTATCCGTGCCGGATATTCGAAAAAGACAGCGAATGAACAAGGTGCGCGTTTGTTAGCGAATGCTAGTATAAAAACCTACATCGAAGAACAGGCTGCGAAGATCCATAGCAAAGCTGTAGCAGACGCTGAGGAGACGATGCGTTATTTGACATCGGTGCTCCGGGGTGAAGCTACGGACGAGATCCTGAGACTGAACGGAGAGGGTGTTCAAGTCAAAGACGAGGTTTCCGCTGCCACTAAGGAAAGACTTAAAGCAGCTGAGCTCCTTGGCAAGCGTTATGGACTATTCAGCGATAAGGTAAACATCTCCGGATCCGTTCCGGTCATGTTCACTGATGATCTGAAGGAGTGAGCCTATGAATATGATCCGGGGAAAACCAAAGATCGTGAAATTAAGTGATATTGTTGGAAAAGGATATGCTGATTATTGGCATTCTCAAAAACGATATCGAGTATGTAAAGGATCCAGAGCTTCTAAAAAATCAAAAACCACAGCATTGTGGTTTATTTACAACATGATGAAATACCCGGAAGCGAACACTTTGGTGGTGCGTAAAGTTTACAGAACACTTCACGATTCATGCTTTACGGATCTGAAATGGGCTATACATAGATTAGGGGTTGATGAATGGTGGGAAACAAAAGAATCACCATTGGAGATGACATACGTACCGACAGGACAAAAGATACTGTTTCGAGGAATGGACGATCCGCTCAAGGTGACATCCATTACCGTAGAGAACGGATATCTGTGTTGGATGTGGATTAACATATCGGTTCACATCGTTAAAATAAACTCCTCTAATTGCTGGGACATCCTAACAGGAAAGCTGAGGACAATCAGCAGCGAAACTATTTGACATTTGAGCGTATAAAGATGTCAAATAGGACGTTCAACGACTATCGAAAGCGAAAAAGAATGCTCGAGAGGGTGTTCTTTTTCAGTTAGTAGAGTAGGATTCAAGCGGATCCGAAACGGGGAGCACGTCACAAGCGTGAAGATATAGTCTGCTCTGTATGGAAACATACAGAGGGTGAGCGGAAGCGGCTCATCCGTAACAAAATGCGAAGAAGCATACGAGATCATGAAAGAATCAGATTTCGATATGCTAAACGAGTCCATCCGAGGGGCGATACCAGAATCAACAGGACTGTTCAAGCAGATAACCTTGACTTTTAACCCATGGAATGAACACCATTGGTTGAAGCCAAGGTTTTTTGATACGCCGGATGATGACACGATGGCGATCACAACAAATTATACTTGTAACGAGTGGCTTGATGATGCCGATCGCAAAGTATTCGAGACTATGAAAGTCAAGAACCCGAGACGTTACAGAGTTGCTGGCCTTGGTGATTGGGGAATTGTTGAAGGTGTCATTTTCGAGAACTGGGAAGAACGAGCGTTCAATATTGATGAGATCAGGAGCTTGTCAAGTGTGAGCTCCCGCTTCGGCCTTGACTTTGGTTACACGAACGATCCGACTGCTCTATTCTGTGGCCTGATCGATACGACTGCGAAAACAATATGGGTGTTTGATGAGATCTACGAAAAGGGAATGAGCAACGAGCGGATCTATGAAAAGATAACCGCTGCCGGATATTCCAAAGAGACCATCACAGCCGACTCAGCTGAACCGAAGTCAATTGACAGGTTGCGTGATCTTGGTATTCAGCATATCAGGAAAGCACGAAAAGGCAAGGACTCGATAAAAGCTGGTATTGATTTTATTCAGGACTATCACATCATCATTCATCCGAGATGTGTTAATTTCCTGACTGAGATAAGCAACTATACATGGGATGTGGATAATAAATCAGGTCAGCACATAAACAGACCGATTGATGATTTTAACCATTTGATGGACGCTATGCGTTATGCTGTCGAAGATGTCAGCAGAGGTTCAGCGTTCTCATTCGACTAATTTTACACAGGAGTGTGAACGATGGAAGGTATTTTTGATAGGGCGATTGATGCGATATCCAATGCGATACTGTATGGATTCAAGCCTGAGATGTCTAATCTGGAGGAGCTGGAGAAGCTCATCAACGATTGGAAGCTGTCACCTAAGAGATGTGAGCAGATAAAAGGTCAGCTCTACTATCAGGGTGAGCACGATATCAAGTTCCGTAAACGTCAGGTCATTGGAGAAGATGGCAAGCTCACGGACGTTGACAATCTCCCGAACAATCACATCATCGATAACCAGTACGGAAAAGCCGTCGATATGAAGGCGAACTATCTGCTTGGCAATCCGTTCACACTTGATGGAGATAACGACGCGTATAACGCTGCTCTCACTGAGGTGTTCAACAGACGCTTCATGCAGGTATTGAAGAACGCCGGCAAGGGTTCAATGAACACAGGTATCGGTTGGCTATATCCGTACTATAACGCTGATGGTGATTTTGTTTTCCGCTATTTCCCCGGCTATGAGATACTGCCGATCTGGGAGGATAGCGATCACACAAGACTTCAGGCAGCGGTTCGCTTGTATGTCGTTAAGCAGATTCAGGATTCATCCATTAAGGATGTGGAGAAGGTGGAGCTCTTTGATCTTGAAGGTATTCACTGCTACATTCTCGATGCAGGTCATCTTGTTCCTGATCCTGATCGTGACACTGATTGTGCGTATGTGAACTATGGTGATGAGTCATATAATTGGGAGCGCATCCCGCTCATCCCGATCAAGTACAATGAGCAGGAGATCCCACTCCTGAATAAAGTGAAATCTTTGCAGGACGGTATCAACATCATGCTGTCCGATTTTGAAAATAATATGCAGGAAGATGCGAGAAACACAATTCTCGTACTTAAAAACTATGACGGTGAGAACTTGGGTGAGTTCCGTCGCAACCTTGCTACTTATGGAGCTGTCAAAGTAAGATATGATGGTGAGACCAAGGGCGGGGTTGAGACTCTCGAGGTCAAAGTCGATGTGAATAATTACAAAGAGATACTCGCACTGTTCAAAAAGGCCTTGATCGAGAACGCCAAGAGTTATGATGCCAAGGATGACAGGCTTGGTGGAAACCCGAACCAGATGAATATCATGTCAATGTATTCGGACATCGACCTTGATGCGAACGATATGGAGACAGAGCTCCAAGCTGCGTTTGAGGATATTCTGTGGTTTGTTAATGCTCATCTGGCTAACACCGGCAAGGGGCAATTTAACAGCGCGGATGTGAGTATCGAGTTCAATCGTGACATCATGATGAACGAGGGTGAGATCATCCAGAACTGTGTTCAGTCCGTCGGTATCATCTCAGAGGAGACTATCCTCAGTAAGCATCCGTGGGTTGATGATGTTGATGAGGAGATGGCCAGACTTGAAGCGCAAAAGCAGAGGGAGGCTGAATTATATGATCCGTTTGAGGAAAAACCCGAAGAAGGAGAAGGTGACACTGATCCAGCTGAGGGAAACGGAGACAGGCGATACACTCCTACGCCTGACAATAAATAAGCACGGTGGATGGGTGGCGATTCTGCCTGACACTTATGATGTAAAGGTGGATGAGATCTATGAGCAAGAAAAACGCTGAATACTGGGCTGAGAGGTTTAAGGATCTCGAAAAAGCACAAAATGAGATGGCCGCTAAGACTGTCAAGAGCATAAATGCAAGTTATGACAGAGCGATACATCAGGTGCAGAAAGAGATCGATGCGTGGTACCAGCGATTTGCTAAGAACAATCAAATCACATACGCCGAAGCGAGAAAAAGGCTAAACTCCAAGGAGCTGAAAGAGCTTCAGTGGGATGTTAAAGAATATATCAAGTACGGAAAAGATAACGAGCTCAATCAGCAGTGGATGAAAGAGCTTGAGAACGCATCAGCGAAGGTGCACATAAGCAGATTGCAAGCGTTAGAGCTCAATATCCGTCAGGCGGTCGAAAAGGTCACAGCTGATCAGGAAAATAAGACCGCTGCCGTACTATCAGACGTTTATGAGACCGGCTATTATCACACAGCGTATGAGATAGCCAAGGGTTTACAGATAGGCTCAGACATCGGAAGACTGGATGAGCGTGCAATAAATAATATTTTACATAAGCCATGGGCTCCCGACGGAAAGAACTTCAGTGACAGGGTCTGGGAAAACAAGAACAAGTTGCTGAACACCATACATCAGGAGCTCAGTCAGAACATAATGACCGGCGCTGATCCGCAGAAGGCAATCGATGCGATCAGTAAAAAGATGATGACATCAAAATATAACGCCGGGCGGCTTGTGATGACAGAGGAAGCGTATTTTAACTCTCTGTCTCAGGGTGATATGTTCAAGGAGCTGGATGTTGAAAAGTATGAGATAGTTGCAACACTCGACTCTCACACATCCGAGATCTGTCAGGATATGGATGGGAAAGTTTTCCCGATGAGTGAGTATGAGAGTGGAGTCACAGCTCCACCATTCCATGTGTATTGCAGATCTACGAC